CGACAAGCGGGTAAATCAAATGAAAAGAAAACTTAATATGGAATATCTTATTGTTGAAAAATGCCCAAGGTGTGGTAAGGAAGGTTGTAACTGTACTCCGGAAACTTGTACGTGTCAGCCAAAAAGCATGATTGAAGATAAAGAAACCAGACCAGATATTATCTTATCATTTGAGGAATAATGTTAAACGATAAAGAAATCTTAGAAAAACGGTTAGATATATTTTCTATGGAAGCTTGGAGTCTTTTCATTGAAGAGTTAAACGACATGGCAAAATCCTTGGAAAATATTCAAACTATCGAAGATGAAAAAACATTATACCTCAGAAGAGGACAGGTGGATATTCTAAATATGATTATTAATTTAGAAGAAACCACCAAATTAGCGTTGGATCAATTAGAGTAATCTAATCCCAGCATTTTATCAACTCCATAATCTTTATAGACGGAGGTTAGCGTTATGAGTAGTTTAGTTGTTGAAGAAAAAATAGAAACACCTGAGGAAGCAAAACAGTTTTCCGATATAAATGAGGCTCCACAAGTTAAAGCGGAAGAACCTCAAATAGAACCGGAATTACCAAGTAAATTCCAAGGAAAATCAGTGACGGAAATTGTTTCATCTTATGAAAATCTTGAAAAAGAATTAGGTCGTAAAGGCCAAGAGATCGGAGAGTTAAGACAATTAACAGATCAAATTCTGAAACAACAAGTTACCGCTCAAACCGGAATGGCTGAGAAAGAAGAACAAGAAGAAGAGGAAGATTTTTTTGATAATCCTAACAAAGCAGTTAGTAAAGCTATTGAAAATCATCCTAAATTCCGGGAGTTTGAAGAGCAGCAAAAAGTGCAAGCAGCACAAGCTACAACTCGTCAACTTGAAGCAGCACATCCTGATTATTTAGAAGTTGTTAAAGACAGTAAATTTCAGGAGTGGGTCAAAGGAAGTCCAATACGGACTCAACTATATGTGAACGCACATAATTATGATTTAAATTCCGCAATGGAACTTATGGGAAATTGGAAGGAACGATCATTAATTACAAATACGGCTATAGCGGAACAGGAAAAAAACGCTAAACGTAGCGAAGCACTAAAAGTTGGTAAAGCTGTATCAAGGACATCTTCTGAAACCACAGCCGGTAAGAAAATCTACCGTAGGGCTGATCTAATCAGACTTAAAACAATGGACCCTCAAAGATATGAAGATTTACAAGATGAAATTTTATCTGCATATTCCGAAGGTCGAGTTAAATAATATATAAAGCTTAAACAAGGAGAAATAAAATGGCTTTGGGAACAAATCATCAGACTACTACTGATGCTGCCAATTTTATTCCTGAGCTATGGTCCGATGAGGTCATAGCAGGGTATAAAAAGAATTTGGTACTCGGTAATGTAGTCACTCGTATTAACCATACTGGTAAAAAAGGCGATACAATCCACATACCAACACCAACTCGCGGATCTGCTAACGCTAAAGCTGCTGATACTCAAGTTGTATTACAAGGCGATACTCACGGTACAACTAATATTAGCATTGATAAGCACTATGAATATTCCGTAGTAATCGAAGATATTGTGGAAGTTCAAGGGTTATCTAGTCTCCGTAGATTTTATACTGACGATGCTGTATATGCTCTTTCTACACAAGTAGGTACGGACTTGTTTACTCTTATAGAAGGCCTTCAAGGAGGTACTGTAGGTGGTTCAGGTACGTCACTATTTGAAAAAGCAAAGATTGGTAGTGATGGTACTACGGACTTTGTAGGTGGTACGTCTAACGCTGCTGACATTACGGACGCTGGTATCCGGAAGATGATTCTTCTTCTTGATAATGCCAATGTTCCAATGGATAATCGTGTTATGGTTATTCCTCCGGTTGCAGCTAACGATTTGTTGGGCATTAACCGTTTTACTGAACAACAGTTTATCGGTGATGGTTCAGCTATCAAGACAGGTAAAATTGGAAGCATCTACGGCATGGACGTATTTGTCTCTGGTAACTGTCCTTCCGGAACGACAACAAACTCTGTTGCTGTTCGCTTTGGTGTAATGATGCACAAAGACGCTCTTGCTCTTGTTGAGCAAATGGGTGTTCGTTCTCAAACGCAATATAAACAGGAATACTTAGGTGATCTGTTTACTTCCGATACAATTTACGGTGTCGGGGAAATGCGTAATGATGCCGGAGTAGCATTTGCGGTTCCAGCAGCTTAAGAACTAAGGGG